CGCAAGGCCACGCTAACTCTTTCGGCGTGGCTTTGCTATTTGTCGTGTTATCACTCTAAGGTGTACCTATGACATTACGCCAGATTGAACGCAAATATATTGAGTTGCAAGAAGCCATAAGAAACAATGATGGTGTCCAATGTGCCGAGTTGCCAAGCGTATTCTTCCCAAACGATGAGCCTGACCCTGAATCTAGGCAGGTCATGGTGGATGTAGCCAAGCAGATTTGTAACGATTGCCCAGTCAGGCTAAGGTGCTTTGACTATGCCCTATCAGCAGGGATGCATGGCATTTGGGGTGGCACTACCTATGAGGAACGGGTAAAGCTTAGGACTACTTAGAGCCAGAACCCTTATCGGCAATCTTGCCAAAGCTCTTGTTTAGCTCGTCTGGGTCAATCTTTCCGTCTGCAAGGTATGAGCGAGATAGCTCTTGAGCCACATCAATCACACCAGCAAAGGCAGCCATAGCCACAGCCTGGATAACCTCAAGACCGATGACAGCTCCACCAACAAAGATACCGGTGACCTTCAAGATGATGACTGCAAAGGTTCGTCTAATAATGTCTAACCACATGAGTTAGTCCTTTCGTAAAGGGTAAGTTGCTGCCCAGATGAGTATTGTCACGATTATTGCCCAACCTACAAAGTCTTTGGCAGAGCCTTCAAGCACTACCCAAGCGATACCTAAGCCGAGAATGGTCCAAGACTGGTCGAGCTGGTCTTTGAGAAACTTCAAAACTTCCTACCTGCCAATGCAACTTGGGTAACAATCACAGAGGCAACGATCACTTGTTGCGACTGCTCTCGCACCTCTGGACTTAAATCAGAGCCGATTGAGCGTAGGTTCTCTACAAGTTTAGCAACCTGTTCTAACGCTAGTTGAGGTAAGGCAGCGATGTTTTCTATCAAACTTTGCTCGGCTTCAGGCTCTACAATCGGCGTAGGCGTGTTATCAGGGCTTGGGGTAGGTGATGGGCTTATTTCAGGCTCAATCGGCTCTACGGGGCTTACAGGGCTAATGACAGTAGGTTCTGGCTCTGGCGTGGGTTCAACTGCTGGGGCAGGGGCAGGTTCAGGCTGAGGTTCAACAGTAGGTTCAGGGCTGGGTTCAATCGTAGGCTCAGGCGCTGGCTCTGGGCTAGGTTCGATTGTTGGCTCTGGGCTAGGCTCAATCACTTCCGGCTCTTGAGTAACTTCTGGACTAGGCCCAGCAGATGGTACAGGGCTAGGCTCGGGATCAGGAACATAACCAGGATGGTAAAGCAAAGTAGAATCCAGCTCACTGCCGTCAAAAGATACCACGCTAACAAAAGTGGTGAACTCACCAGCAAAGCCACCCTCGCAAAAGTGCTGGGGAATGTTGCCTTTATCCAAGAAGTAGTCGTTTTCATTGTTCCATCCAATTCCGTAGGTCTGTTGATTTCCGTTTGCGTTCTGGCAAATTACAGTTGCTGAGGCTTGTGCGGCATAGGCAGGGATAGGTTGCCAGACCATAAAGAAAACAAAAAAGCCCACAGAGATTATCCGTAGGCTTTTTGAAGTTTGTAATTGTTTGAGCAAGCTATCCCAGTTTTGACCAAGTTAGAGGGCCAACGATTCCGTCTGCTAATAGGCCATGCTTCTTTTGGAAAGCAACAACAGCAGTATGAGTCATTGGACCGAATGGACCAGGTGGGTTTACACCTAGCTTGTTTTGTAGGTAAAGAACATCTGGACCTGCTGGCTCACCCTTTTTTAGCTCTGTCCCTCGGTAGGCTCTTGATCCAGCCTTAGCAGGTGAGGCAGGTTTGCTAGGTATGGCACTTGTAGGTGCGCCTCTAAAGGCTTCGTAGTCAATGTTGCCAGCACCCATTGTTGGCTTGCCACCAACGCGAAATGAGAAGTGAAGGTGAGCGCCGTAGCCGTTTTCTTTGCCAAGACCTGATCCACCAGAAAGCCCGATTACCTGACCTTGCTTGACCTGCTGACCAGCGACAACATCAATGCGTGATAGGTGTAGGTAGTCTGCGTTGTGGCCTGATGGGAAGCTCATAAAAATCATTCGACCACCAGAGCCAGTAAAGGTATTGACAACGCCTATGACAGTTCCATCAGCGACTGCTTTGACTGGTGTTCCAGTCGCAACAGCGTAGTCAATGCCAGGGTTTAGGGCTGGCTTTGCTCGGTTCTTGTGTCCTAAAAAGGTGTCAGAGATAGTGCCGCCGTCAACTGGTCTAATCCATGTGGTCATTATTTTCCTATCGTTGCGGCTATCAAGCCAATGATTGCGATTGCTGATCCTGTCAAACCTGTGTAGGCGATGCGCTCAATCCAAGCAAGTCTGGCAAGGGTCAGTTCTACTTCTCTAAGGCGTTCTGGCACATCGTCAAGGTGATCTAGTTTCTGTAATACCTTGACCAGAATCTCTCCATGCTCAAGTTGCTTCTTGTAGATGTCAGCTTGCGTAATGCGAACTGAGGTAGTTTCCTCAGCCATTATGCTTCTTCAGAGAAGTCCTGAAGCTCCCAATCTACTTCTGCTTCGTTCCAAGTGTAAGTAAAGCCGTCAGTTGGGTAGGCTACTGGAGCTTCCCAACGGCAAGTTGCCTCGTCAAGTAACCAAGAGTCATAAGGCTTAGGTGGAATAAAAGCGTCACGCCCAGCATCGTAGGTGTAACCGATACCTGCGTAGTTCTTTCTAATGTTTCCGTTATAGCTTGTTCTTTTGCAGACTTGACCTCTAAAGTTGCCATACCAAGTTTCGGTATCTAATCCTTCGATTAGCTCGGTTTCATCTATGCCGACAATGACCTCTGTGACTTTGTTGTCACTATCTAAAAAAGCGTAATGCGCCATTATGCTGCCCAACTCACATTTCCAGTTCCAGCGGTAATTGTAGTTACCTTGTTTGCACCGACAGTTGCTGTCGAGCCAGTTAGCCCAGCCCCTAAAGTAATTGTAAAACTAGAAGAATACCTAAGTATAACAACACCAGAACCACCAGCACCACCAGCGCGACCAGGAGTCACATCACCCGTTGTTCCAGCACCACCACCACCACCTGTGTTAGCTGTTCCTGGACCACCAGCACCGCTTAGAGCAGGGACTACCGCATCACCACCACCACCAGCTCCACCAGCACCTTGTGTAGCTGAGCGTTTTGAACCACCACCACCACCGCCTCTAGTTACAGATGTACCTGTGATAGCTGAGGATATTCCAGCTCCACCATTACCACCAACAGTAGAAGTTCCGTTTACTCCGACTGCTCCCGCACCACCACCACCACCACCAGCTTGTGTTCCAGCATCAGTAGTGCTACCAAAACCATTTCCGCCATCAAAACCTTGAGCAGTTGTTCCTAGTCCTTTGTTGTTACCAGCTCCGTCATAGCCAGAACCCTGACCACCACCACCAGCTCCACCAGTTTTACCAGCAGGAAGCGTTGAAGAACCACCAGCTCCATCCAAAGCACCACCACCGCCACCACCAAAGCTTGTGATTGAAGCGAATAAAGAGTCGGAACCAGTAGTTCCGCTAATAGAGTTTGCGGTTGGTGGGGCAGTACCACCAGCACCACCAGCACCAACGGATACGGAGAAAGTTTTATTTACGGCAACCTCTAGTGGGGTTTCAGCAGAAGATAATCTGCCAGAGTTTTCGCCAGTTACAGATGAGCGATAACCACCAGCTCCACCACCACCAGCAGCTCTAGCAGCACCACCAGCACCACCACCACCACCTGCGATGATTAGGTATTGAATAGCAACCTTTAGTGCTGCACCTGCTGAAAGAATCCCTTGAGGAATTAGCATCAGCTATACCAAATCTGCGTTACCGATAACTCGGTAGGAGTTAGTACCGACACAAACAACAGATACAGCGTCATACCGCTGACCGATTGCGTAAGCCGTACCTGCTGTGCCTCTACCTGCCAGTGTGACTGCTGTGCTGTCAGTAGCGACTCTTACTGCTCCAGCACCATCGCGAATAATGTCCATGCGCTCGCCAGCTTGAAAAGCTGTGGCTGTTCCAAAGGTAACAGTGACTGTGCCTGCTGAGCTTACAAGTAAAGTTTCGTAGCGATCTGTTGAAGCCACAGACATTGAGGCAGTTGCGCTAGCAAAGACCACTTCATTAGATAGATAAAGGTTGACATCGGCAGCCGCTAGAACCTCACCGGCAGTAAATACTTTTCTTGGCATTGTTTTCCTTAGTTGTGTTATTTAGTAGTTTAGCACTTAGTAGCTTAGGCGGTCTTCGTCTAGGATACCAACAACAGGGTTGTCTAGAACAAAGAGGCTAAAGTCTAGGCGCTCAAGGGATAGGTTTATACGCTTCTCGTTGTTTTGCCAGTCGTGGCTGATACCGATTACTCGAACATACTGTTCAATGGCTGGTGGAATATTTGAGGGGGTAAACCGAACTTGAACAATGTCTCCGATTTCTAGGTCAAGAATTTCGTCTTGCTGTACTTCGCTCAAAATGTCCATTACAATCGAAAGACTGCTAAAGCGGTATTGTGGCTCTTTGAATCTGAGTAACAAGAAATCTGCTAAAGACTCTAGATCAGCAAGGTCATTATTCATTAGACCAGTTTCGGTATACGAGCGTGGGCCATACAAAACTTGCGAGTCTAAATCTTCAACAGTTACCTCATCTGGAAACAAAGCAAAGTCGTTGGTCAGGACAATGCGGTTGTAAAGTTCCTCAGTTCCATACACCACACCCAGCTCAGCGAAGGGTATAACAGTAAATCCAGGTATAGATGCTTCGTCAGTAAAGATAATGTTTGGCAGGTTGGGTATTGAGTTTCTCTGCCTAAAAACAAAGTTGTTGTCTTTTGAAACAAATACTTCACCCGACTCGCTGGTAGCTACAAGTTGTAGATAGCCAATAGCCTGTGTGCCTTGAGCAACATCAGTATCCGACATCAAGCTGTTACCTGTATCAATGCTTCTTTTATCTGCTGGCCAATCAATTTCTGGCAAGTCAAGGATGCGCGTAACTCGCGCACCAGATAGCTCTACATCAGGAAAAACCTCTGGCAAGTTATTTTGTGTCAGGCTGCTTAGGCCGTCAGTCGCTTGAAAACTTGCAATCGAACGATTGCCTGGCTCATAAGCAATGTCAATGTCGTCAACAGTTCCGTAAATAACAGGAAAGTCATTACAACTGATTCTAATTTCCTTACCAGGAATTAGCTGGCCATAGTAAAAGCCGTTTTCGTAAAGAGGGTCGAACAATCGGTCAAAGTTATCTACAACAATGTTTAGATTACCTGCGTCAATGCGGTCTAGTGCCTGGTTCTTACCTCTTGATGTATTGGCAGACAGAAGTCGATCCGTAATGTCAAAGAACCGAGTCCCACCCAGCGTATAGGTTGTATTGTCAAGAACACCCTTGATTGCGTCATCAAGCTTGAATGAGTTTGGGTCTCTTTCACCTAAATCAGCACCAAGTTCAACCTTGACTACTGGTGCTGGCATTACGCACCCTGCCAGACAGCACCGGAAGTGCGCTCATAGGACTTGATAGCGTCAACGATTGCTTTACCGATGGAAGGGCCAGAACCTACTCCACCACTTACTTCGATGTTGTAATAGTTATTGATTACTTCTTGATTAGCCAAAGCTGCCGTTGTTCCCACATTGGCAATGTCCGAAGCTATGCCACCAAACTCTCCGTAAGCCTGGTTTAGCTCACCAATAAATCCGCCACCAGCACCAGCTAAAGCCTGAGCTAATTTGCCACCCTGCATTGGGCCTGCGGCGATAACTTGCTGAAGAAGGTCATTTGTAAGCCCTTGCTGAGATAGAGAGGTTATGTTTCTAGCAAAGTCCTTGGTTTTTTCAAGAAGTTTCTTTATGTTTCGGGTAATAGAGTTGACCGAATTTCCAAGATCAGGCAAGCTAAAGGATTCAAGGATAGATTCTTTTATTCCACCGAATGTTGACTTTACGGCATCAGCAAAAGACTCATAGGCATCAGACCTCTTTTGCAATCTTGCTTCTTCTGCCCTAGCAGCCGCTTCTTGTGCAGCAGCAAGTTCTCTAGCGGCTTGCTGTTGTGCAGCAAGAAGTTCTCTAGCGGCTTGTTCTGCTGCGGCTTTCTGGGCAGCTCCAGCAGCCGAAGCCACAGAAGCGGATGCTTTAGCATCAGCAGCACCTTTTTTCTTAATTTCATCACGCATTGTATGGCGCAGACCCTTACCGCCACCATAGACAGTACCTGAGCCAACAAAGCTAGCTTGAAGTATCAAAAGCTCATCGCGTAAGGCTCTTGCTTCTTTAGTTGCATTGCTAGTAGCTCCAGCAAGGAAGCCCATTTTGCCACCAATAAACTCAACCTCATAGGCTGTGGCATTTAGCTCAGGGTTTAGTGACTCTGCTGCTGCTTTGTTTTTTTCTAATTCAGTCATCAAATTGCTAGCAGCATTAGCACCGATTATGAAAGCGGTGCCAAGAATCGTAATAGCTCCGAATAGCCTGGTGCTAGCTGTCCAAGCAAAGTTGACGGCTATTGTATATAAGTTAACTGCGGCTGTGGCAGCACCTATAAGTGCCGTAAAAGCAAGTAATACACCGAAGTTTTGAGCAATGAAGGAGAATAAGCCCCCAAATACATCAAGCAAAACTTTTATTGTTCCACCAGTAAAGGTTGTTGCGTCACTGATGTTTTTTATTTCAGCGATGAAACCTTGAAGAATTGGAATTGACTGATTGATAGCTTCAGCAAGTTTAGGACCCATAAAGTCAATGAGAGGAAGAAGTGCCTCTGTAAGACCTACCATTACTGGCAATAACTGAGTACCGATGCTGGCTTGCATGTTCTCAAACTGAGCCTGCAGCTTCATCTGTTCAACAAACAAGTTTCCTGACTGACCAGTAAAAGCACCCATAGCATCGGCAGCTCGCTCATAGAGCAGCTCCATACGGATAATCTGTTCTTGGTTACGCCTAGCAGCACCAGTAAGGTGATTTAGCTTTCTTGCTGCAAGCTCGGCATTGATTTCGCTTTGCTTCATGGCGACACCGAACTTCTCAATCGGGTCGTACTCACCTCGGAACAAGGCGGTCATACCGAGCAAGGCTTCTTGCACATCGTAGCCATAGGTTGCTGCTAAGTCCACACCCAGGGTTACAAGCTTTTGAGTTTCTTTTGTTGTGTCTGCCATGCTAAAGCCAGATTGCTTTAGAACGGAACCTAGGAATACCGAAGCTTTGGCAGCATCTTTTTGGCTTAGACCAATCTCATACGCGCCCTTGGTAAACTTCTCCATAGTTGGGGCAAAACCATCAAACACTGTGTTAAGCGAATACATGTTTCGCTCAAGATCACGCGCAGAGTCAATAGATTCGCTTGTAAACTTTACGGCTTTAGAGGCTATACCGAATCCAGCTAATGTTGCTCCGACTTTACCTAGAGTTGAACCGAGTCCACCAGCGGCAGAGCCAAAAGCACCTAGCTGGCTAGTAGCCTGTTTTATGCCATCATTTTTGAAAGTGCTGACAATGTTCAAGAACATGTTGCTCATTATTTGTTATTCCTGTCAATATTCTTTTCGACAAACCGGATGGTTTCGTCAATAGCATTTTTGGCCTTGATGCTTACAGAAGGTAAGGATTTGTCAAAACCAGGGTAAACATTTCTGGACACTTTGCGCTTACTTTTCTTGACCACTGGCCCTAGTTTGTGCAAAAACTCCTGTACGGCTCTAGGTTGAATTTCATGGCTTCTCATAACTTGAGGGCCACCAAACTCCCTGATGTAATACATTCTTGCAACAGCTCTACCACCATGCCTTTTTGCCACATCCGAAAGAACAGTTCCAGCAGACTTTACAATCAATCGAGCAATGCCTGTTGCCCCTTTTTTGTTTCTCGTCAAAGCTGAAGAAATCACATCATCGTATTTTTTACGCTTAGCGTTGGTTACAGGCCCACCTGTTGTTCCGTAGTTAGTTCCCCAACCTGTACGACCACCATGACGCATGCCCTTCATAGGGCCATCAAACCCAAGGTCTTTCCTAAGCTCACCCTGGACACTTTCTTTAGCTGGTTCTGAAATCTCTTTCCAGCGTTTTTTGAGTTCCTTGACCTGCTGTGGGTCAATCTTGTTTAGTTCTCTAACAAACATGCGCCAGTCTGAGGCATAGACCTTCACAGCACTGTTCGTGCCAGAGTAAAGTTTCAATGCCATTTAGACCACCTATCTCTACTTATTCTACTGAAGCAAAAAAAGAGAGGACACCCCGAAGGGTGTCCTCTTAAGCGCGTGGTGCTTGGTGCTGAGCCTTATAGATCAGATACCTGCCGAGTGTCCATAGCATCCTGTCATCTAGTTCCATTAGCTCTCTGGGACTTATCCCTGTTTCACAAGCTAGTGTTGCGATGTACCAGTGAGCTGAGGAATCACCAAGCCCGACTATTTTTTTTGCTCATCCGCCGGACTGATGGACTCAATGTTGTCCACCCATTCTTCAAATGGAGCAGTAGTCGCTTTAGTTCTTGTTTCACTTGCCCAAGCTAGGAAAAGCAAGTGAGTAATCTTGATGTTTGCTTCAAGACTGGCAATCGAAATGTCGTACTTTGTTTCCAACTTAATCATGTCTGATGGGTTGCAAACAACATGCTTCACTTCGTCTGGGTTATCAGTGAACTTTATTTGTAGGTTTAGTTTCATGATCCAAGCTTAGCGCAACTATTAGGCTGGTGCGGTTCCTCTTGTAACTTCGCCCGATACTGGCCAGGTGACCGAAAGGGTGGCTAAATCGCCCACTGCTCCAGCGAAGGGTTGATATTGGGTGACCAAGGCCGAGAAGCGGTACTCAGGGTTAGTTGCAGTTACAGTTCCAGAGGTAGGTGCAATCTTGACTGCGACAGTTGAACCCATAAGTGGGAACAATAGTGCGTCAACTGCGCCAGCTCCAAAGTCCTGGTGGAAATCTAGAGATACAGATGCATCCTTTAGTCCACCAATTCTGGTGCGGTAAGACGAGCCAAAAGCTGTGGTTTCAACTTCGTCTGCGGTGATGTCAAGAGTTACAGATGCAATGTCCTCGCTGATTACAGCAGTGCCGATTGTGACCTTGTAGTCTTGTGCGTAAAATTTTGCCAATTTATTTCTCCTAGTTTGCTATGACTGTGACTGTAAAGTCAGCAGCCAGGTATGTTGTATCACTGATTGTCACCGAACCAACTGAGTTCATTGACACGACTCGGCAGTCGTAGGCATATCCACCAAGAGTCTTATCTGATTCTACTGCATTTTTGACACTGTTTGCCCCTGCTGAAATGTAGCCATCAAGCTTGCGCTGGGCTTCTCTTTCAGCAGACCTACCGACAATGACAGTGATTGTGAAGTTGTAGTTAGTCATTCCTTTTGCATAGGCTTGATCATAAGTGACCGAATCTAGGTTGACGATTGCAACAGGTGGGTTAGGTAGGTCGGGGACTTCGGCGGCTGTGCGTAAGCCAGAAATAGTTGCAAGGTTTGTAGCTAGTGCAGTCCTAATAGCGGTAATGCTCATTAGCCGAAGTTTCTCATAATCCTAAATGGCATAGCTAGTTGCTCTACATCTGAGTCAAGGTAGCGGTTGACCCTAATAGCACCCATGTCACCGAATCCGGCAATACCAAGAGGTGAGTCAAGGCGCTTGAAAAGTCTTGAGGATTGAATTACTGTTGCTTGCTTGATTGCGATTGGAACAGCAGAGAAACCCCAAACACCTGTGATTCGACAAAGAGCTTGCTGATCTACAACAGGCCAGGTGTAATCACCAACAGCCCTAATGCCTGTGTATGGCATGTAGAGTCCGTCAGAGCGACTGTTTAGAGGCTCTAGTTGGAAATCGTTAGCTCCCCAAACTACATAAGTATCTCCAACTTCATCGGTAGAAGATACTACCGAAACCGAAATAGCATCGTCAATAATAAGGTTTAGGGCATCGGTAGCAGCAAAGTTTCTAGTAGCTGTTCCGGCGTTGTAGAAGGTGCGAGCTGTGTAGCCGTCAATCATCCGAGAAGCAGACTCGATAGCTGTTTCTAGGAGTGTGTCATCAAGACTGTCTGTAATGCGAAGTGAGGCTTTGACTTCTGCGAGTGTGGCGTAGCCGTTTGTAATTGCCATAATGTTCTCTATTCTACTGAATCAAAAGGATACTAATAAGGCTAGTCCCAAGAGTTCTCTCGCCTTATCTTTAGCGACCACTCGCCACCATTGAGGTTATTCTCAGCTCGTCTTTCCTCGTAAAGTCTTTGGTTGATTGAAAAGGTGCGAGCGTTCTTAGGGCCATAGCCAGCAGCAATAGTCGAGCTGTTGTTGTGGTGGATTGTGGCATGGATGCGCTTTTTAGGTATGCCATGTGCGTCAATTATTCGCTCATAGTCATTGTCATCAAAATAAAGAGGGTGAAACAGCTCGCTTGCTAGTCCAGCCTTTAGGACTACACCCTCACCGATAGCGACAAAAGCCCAGTCAGGAACAGCACCAGTAAAGTTCAAAGCCTCGGTGTCAACCTCATTAGCTATCTTTTCTAAAGCACCAGGCTCACACCAAGTATCCTCACTAGCAAAGACCCAATACTTAGCGTGTGGGGTTGCCTTGGTCACAAAGTTCATTGCTGCTACTGGGCCAACACCAAAAGGCACAGGTATAAGCCAAAGGTTCTTTACTGTGTCTGGCTTGACAGGCTTGAACTCTTGCTTGCCAGAATTGTCAACAATAACAAGATGCTCAACTGGGTAGTCAATCGAGTCAATCATTCTTTGGGCTAGATCGTGCCTAGCGTAAGTTGGAAAGGCTAATACAGGAATCATTTGAGCAGCTTTCTTAGGATTGGCATCCAGCTATTTTCCCATACCTTTTCAACATCGAACTGACTGGCAAAGTCTATGGCTACCTGTGATAGTCCACGCTCGGCTTTGTAAGCTTCCTCTAGCGCATTGACCAAGCTACCGACATTCGGTGTCATCCACCAAGCATCTTGCCCAGCATCCCAACTTAGCTGTCCATCGGTTAGCCATGAGTCCTCGCTGATTAGGTCAGGTGTTGCTGCCCAGTTAGAACCGATAACTCTAGTGCCACAAGCCTGAGCCTCGACTGATGGAACGCCAAAGCCCTCACCCAAGCTAGGCGCAAGCAAAACATCCATCCTTGTATAAAGAGCGGCAAGGTCTGACTGAGCTAAACCGAATCGGTAGTCTTGTGGGTTTGGAAAGATTACTTGTTCTTTCTTTACTCCCAGCGAGGCAAGGATGTTTAGCAAGTTCCAGCCACCTGATAAACCGAATGAGTCAGTGTGTAGATAAAGAACTGCGTCAGGCTTGTCTTTCGCAAAGATACTAAAAGCAAGGATTAGCTCGCCATAAGCTTTGCGGTGGACTAGGCCTGATGCCTTGTTAGCAGCTACTACGCCGACTACAAAGTTATCTGCGGTTAGACCCATGTATTCATTGATTGGATGATTGCCTATTTTGTATGTTGGCTTGTAGGTCTTGGTATCTATCGCGTGAGGTGCGTACTCACACTCAATGCCTTTAGCTGTTAGCTGTCTGACTCCATGAGGTGACATCGCAACTGGCGTAACATTCTCTTTGCGTAAGAAACTCTCTACACCTGGTGGCAGGGTTACATGGTCAAGTGGTGTCCAAGCCGCGATTGGAAAGTCGTCATACTGTTTTGACTTCATTACCCAGACATCGTAAAGGCTAATAAGCAGGTTGGGCTTGTCTTTATCAGCTATAAAGGTTTTGTGATCCTGTGGTCCCGAATCGTTTGAGTATTGATCCAAACCTCTTGGGTAATGTGGAATTTTGCCATAAGGCGTTTGGATTGAACTAGGGATTCCCTCAAGGCCGTAGTTAGACAACATAGCGACATCAAGACCCGAACGCTTTAGTCGGTCAATAAGCATTGTGACTTGTTGGCCGTATCCGGTTGGTGCGTTGTAGCTATTGGACCAGACGCTTACAGCTCCAGTCAGTTTCTCTTTATTAGTAGGCATACAAAGATGATAGCAAAAAAAGGCAGGGGCCACAGTCCTACGCTCTGTGACCCCCGCCAGCTTTTTACTGGGGGCTAGATTTAGCTAGCTCCACCCTTGAAGTACCCAATATGGGTAGCGTGAGTTAATCCACCGTCAAGTCGAATCAATCCGCGATATGTCACAGTATCTGTGTTGAAAGCGAAGTCGGTTGACTGGTCAACACGGATTCCACCTGCAACGCGAACCTTGAAGCTTGGTAGGTGTCCGAACAATACAGACTTAGCTGCTGTTCCTACTGCTGCAACATTTGGGTTCTCGTACACTGGGTAGCCAAGCAAGGTTGCTGGCTGTCCAGGAACTGCTGAGTTAGTCCAGATGTAGTTTCCTGCACCATCCTTCAGCTTGCGAGCGGCTGCGATTCCAGTCTTGCTCATCTGGAAACCTAGACCTGGAAGTACGCGAGCGCCATCGGCGATTCCGTATACAAGGTCAATTAGGTTCTCGTATGAAGCAGCACCGGAAACACCAGTTCCACCAGTTACTACTGAGCCTGCGGCTGCGGATAGCTTTGTGGTTAGAACGGAGTTTGCCTGCAAACCTAGAGAAGTACCTAGTTGCTGTGCGATGTAGCTAGTGATGTTAAATCCGGCATCGGACACTAGTTCTTGAGCCACTTGAACGAGCGCACCATATTTCTCAGCTCCAAGAGTGATGGATGAGAATGTTGGGTTGGACTCTGAGATGGTTCCTGCTGCTGCAACAGAACCAGAGGTTGAAGTTGCGGTAACAGTTGGGATTACTAGGTTCTCACCTGAAGTGGTGTTGAAGATTTCAGAAACAGTTAGCATTGGGCCAACTAGCTGTGCAATCTCAAATACCTGGTCATAGAAAGACTGACCAACAGTGTTA